CAAGAACTATAGTTGCATTGTTTGCATGAACTATGGTTCAATACGGGTATGAAAAAGACCGAAGCCATCGAGCGACTTGGCGGCTCGATTTCCTCAACAGCCAAAGCCATCGGGATCTCCTATCAGGCGGTCAAGAAATGGCCCGACCCGCTCTCGCGGCGGATTGCTGACCGGGTGCTGGCGGCTGAGGCGCGCGCGAACCGCACCCCCAAGGAGCCCGCCAATGTCTGATCTGACCATCATGCTGACCGGCCTGGTGTGCTTCGTCGCTGGCGGCGTCCTTGGCTACATCCTCGCGCTGCTGAGCGATCGCAGGGGTGAGGGCTGGAATGGCTGACCCGAAGAAACCGCACCCCTGGCGCCCCGATCCGGCCGACGGCAGGACGCCCATCGGGCCGCCGGACACATCAGTGCATGAGCCCCTGCTGGGCCGCATCGAGCGCGTCCAGAAGGTCGTCGTCCACAAGATCGGCTTCCAGTTCCAGACGTCGAAAGACGCTGCACAGCAGGTCGTCGGACACATCCTCGCGGCCCGTCACTTCCTGGCAAATCGCTTTGGCCTGCCTGAGCAGGGCTTCGGTTTTGGTCGGTTGCATGCCCGCATTGTCGGGCCATACCGCATTTCCATCCATTCGTAATTCCCGAGGTATCCATGGCACACACTGTAAACAGCCAGCCATCGCAAGTCATGCGTCGTGTCTCGCACAAGTCCGTCATCGGGATCATCCGGGATGCTGTCGAGGCGTGGCAGAAGGCTATCGGGCAGAACCGCGAGTATGTGGCTGACGAGGCTGTGAAGGCCCACCATGCCATCGGTGCTGTCGAGCGCTCGGGCATCTGGATCGAGCCCGAGACCCCGGGGCGTCCAGAAGCGTTGCGGTTGAAGGCCAATGCGGACCGCATCCACCGCTGGCTGGACGATCAGGGCAAAGACAGCAATCTGTTGCCGGCGAATTTCCTGCCGTCGATCCTGGCTGCGCTGCCGCCCGATCTTCGAGTGGATGCCGCCAATGAAATCCTGGCTCCGGCTGGGCTGATTGTGCGCCATGCGGCTGTCGAGCAGGGCGACGACTTCAATCCTCTCAATCATCTGCGCTCACTGCTGAAAGAGAGCGGGGAGGCCGGGCAAAGCCTGGTCGGCATGGCCTCTGACCGCTCTGAAACTTCGCGCCTGAAGGCCGTGCGTGAATTCGATGACCTGATCAACGTTGCCAAGCTGGCCCGCGATTCCATCGCAGCGACTCTGGTTTCTGGGGAGGCGCAATGACCGACATTCTTGCATTCGCTGGCGTCATTGGAGGCCTGTTCGTCTCTACCGCCCTGACCATCGCTTGGATCATTGATCGGTGGGGGCGGTGATGGACACCCAAGTCTTCCAGCTCTCGCACGTCGTTGCCCGGCGCAATGCCGCGCAAGCCGTCATGGCTGCGCCCGATGGCTTCATGGTGAAGATCGGCCCGCGCACACGCAGCACGGATCAGAACGCGCTCCTGCATGCGCTTTTCGGTGAGGTGGCGAAGAAAGCGACCTGGTGTGGCCGGCGGCTGACTCTGGATCAGTGGAAGGTGCTTTTCATCAGCGGCCACGCCATTGCCACCGGCCTGGGCGCCGACATGGTGCCTGGGCTTGAAAACGAGTACGTCAACATCCGCGAGTCGTCTGCCCGCATGTCTGTGGCCCGAATGACCAGCCTCATCGAGTATGTGCTGGCCTGGTGCGCGGAAAACGGCGTCGATACCCACGAGGCGCGGATCCGCTACGGGCATGAGGTGGCGGCATGAAGTGGTCTGAGCAAACCATCGCCCGCGCCCTGGCGCAGCAGACCTTCAACCGCAAGTACCTGGTTGTCGTGCCCAACTGCAACTGGACGGGCTATGAGGCCGACATTCTGGCTGTCACCGAGAGCCTGCGGTTGATCGACGTCGAGATCAAGATTAGTCGCGCCGACCTGAAAGCCGACGCAAAGAAGGACAAGTGGGTGAGGCGCACATTCCAAGGCTACGAGACAGAAGAGCGCATCCACGACGCCGCCGGCCGGCTCATTCGCATCACCCGGCGCAGCATCTACGACGAGAAGCGCCTGGAATGGCCGCGCAAGGTCTGGAAGCACTACTACGCGCTGCCCGCGGAAATCTGGATCGACGATCTGTTGCCCAGCCTCGGCTCTGATGCCTCAGGTGTTTTGCTGCTGGATGCCGACC